GACTAATCCTGCCATAATAATTTTTTTTTTAGTTAGTTAATTTATTTATTGATATTTGATAAATTCCAAGAAACCCTTTCTTTAGTAGTCATGTTTGACCATTCCATTTTTGAAGGTTTGTTGTTATTCATTTTTACATTTGAATCCTTTGCAAATTTTGATGTTTTGATTGGTTCTGCAGATGGTTCTGCACTCAATTCAACAACTTGTTTTGCAAGTTCTTCTTTTTCTTTTTCTACTGATTCAACTTGATATTCCAAACCAATCTTTTCAGACTGCATTGAATCAAATTCAGAACGCAAATTTTCAAGGTCTTTCTTTACTTCTTCAAGAAGTTCTTTCATTACCATTCCAACTGCATCAATAATTTCAGAATTTTCTGACATTGCAACTTCTTCTGAATCTTCTTCAGCAACAACATCTTCATCTGTTGCATCTTCTTCAGTCACTTCATCAATTTCTTCTGATGGATTGTATTCAAGAACAACACCTTCAGAATCAACACTGAATTCACCACCATCTTCCAAGATATAGTTCCCTTCAGCCAATGGAAAAACTGAACCATCTTCTGCAACAACATTGATGACAATACCTGTTGCCATTTCTTCTGCATCTGATGAAATGATTGTTCCATCTTCAAGTCTTGCTTGTAACATCAAAGTCACTTCTTCAGTGTTTTCTTCAATTCCAAGCATCATTTTTAATCTGTCTTTCAAATCCATGATTTTGCTTTTTCTTTTAAATATAAATTAAATTATTTTGTTTTGTTTTCTTCTTGTTTGATGATTTTTTCTGACCACCTCAACATGACATCACCACCCCAAAGTGCAAATGATATTGTTCCACAATCATTCCAATTTCCTGAATCATAAGTCTTTGCCCTTTTCAAATATGAATAAACCCTTTTGACAGTTTTGTAGGAAATCGGTTTTCTTGCTGCCAATTGTGATGCACGAATTTTTCCTGTTTGCGTTGCACATTTGTTTCCTCTTTCTTCATTTTCCATCATTCCTTTTTCTGCATTTGCAGATGCACCTTTTGGATAATTTGTGTAAGATGCAAATTCATGTTTTTCCATCAAGATGTCTTTCATTTCTTCTTCTTCAATCAATTCAACCAATGCATCAAGAACTTCATGGTCTGTGCATGGCATGAAGACTTCTGATCCATCATCAAGAATGTGTGAATGGTAACCATCACAACCAATTGTCTTTGCATATTCTGTTGCAGATTCTTTGGTGTCAAATATTGGAAAACCATCCATTTCACCAATCTGTTCCATCTTTTCACTTGACATCTTTTGCATCTTGTCAACAAAGAAACCTTCAATTGATAGACCTTTCAAAACACCATCTTTGATGCCTTGAATCACTTCATCATTTTCAATCTTCATTGCAACCATCCATGTGCCTTCAGGAACATCAAAACCATACTTTGTTGACTTGTCATTTTCCTTGTCTTCAACAATCCAAGATTCCACTGTGAAAACACCTGAAACCTTTGATTCATGTTGAATGGTCGCATTGTGGTTGTTCTGATATTTTAAATAAGAATGTGCAGATTTTCTGACAGTTTCTTTTGAAAAATACACATAGTATTCCTGACCATCTTGACCAACTCTGAAAATCTGTTTGTTTGGAATCAATGCAGGTGAAACCAACATCTGTTGTTCTTCATCTAATTTTGCAAGACAAACATTTGATTTTTTTTGTTTATTGAAATAAAGAAAATCAACCATGATTGCAGGTTCAGTCACAAGACTGATTGCATCAATTGACACATCTTCATTTTCTTCATCAATTACTAATTCAACAATTTTGAATGGTTTTTTGTCCATGATTATTTTCTTTTAAATATATTATTTATTAAAATGTCGCTTTTCTTCTAATTGATGCAAGTTGATTTTGTGAATTTGTCATTTCATCAGTCACAACAAATGTCTTGACAGGTGACATGAATGCACTTGCATTGGTTGGAATAGATGAACCACCTGCAACACCACCCCTTGCAAATCCAACACCACCACCTGCAACATTCATTGCAGACAATAATGGTTGAAACATTGATGTTGACCTTGCATTGATAACTGATTCACCTTTTGAAAGTCTTGCAGAAACAGAATCTGATGTTCCTGAACCATAACCACCAACCATCCCACCACTTGCAAATGCAGGTTCTGATGAAAGAAGTTGTTTTGCTTGTGAAATGTTTCCAAGTATTCCTGCAAGACCTGATGCATAAAGTGAAATCTTTGTTGCTGCATAAGTGAATGGTGCTGCAGGTCCAGTTGCTGCAGCAAATTGGGCTGCTGCTATTTCAGAACCTGAAACAAGTGTTGAAATTGCTTTTGCAGTGTCCACACCAATTTGAAAAAGTGCTGCACCTTTTTGTGCCTGTGAACCTTTTTTCAAAACACCTGAAAGTGATGTGATACCTGTTGAAATTGCATTGAATGTTGCATCATTCAGTGATTGTTCTGCTTGTGCAAGTGTGACTGCATCTGCAAGTCTTTGTTGGTCAATCAGTTTTTGTTGTTCTGCAAGTTTTTGGTCATCTGCAAGTTTTTTCTCATTGATTTTTTGAAGTTCTTGTGCTGCTTTTTCTTCAGCTTTTGTTTCATCTTCAATTGCCTTCAATCTTTCTGTTTCCCTTGCTTTTTCTTCAGTTCTTTGTTCAACTCTCAATGTTTCAATTCCTGTTGCAAGTCTTTTTCTTGTGCTGAATGATTGTGTTTGCAGGTCAATCAGTGCAATTTCTAATTGTGCAACTTCATCAAGGTCTTCTGCCATTGATTCACCAAGACCAACTTCTTGTTGTTTCAAAAGTAGTTTTTCTTCTGCAAGTTTGATTGCATCTGCAGTTGTTTGAAGTTCCAATTTGTTTGCAGTTTCAAGATGTTTGATTCTTTCTTGAAGTGTCAGATTTTCATCTTCTGCAAGAAGTCTTGCTTTTGCAATTTCTTGATTTGTCTTTGCTCTTTCAACACCAAAATCTCTTTCAACATCTCGCAATTCCTGAACTCTTTTTGTGATTTCTGTGATTGCTGCAACTTCATTTTTTATTTCTTCACCTATTCCTGAAACAACACCTTTGACTGTTTCTGCAGCACCTTTGAAGTCACCTGAAAAGAATTGTGTGACTGCACTTCCAAATTGTGAAATTCTGTCTGTAATGACTGCAACTGCAGTTCCAAGACCTGCAAACACAACTGCAAGTTTGTCTGCACCTTTTTGTGTGTTTGTAAAGTATGAAACAAGTGAACCAATGATAACAACAAATGCACCAATTCCTGTTGAAATCAAACCCATTTTCAATGACTTGAATAAAAGTTTTGATGTTGGAATAATTTTTGCAAATGCAGTTTTCACACCACCAAGTGTCAAACCAAATGCACCAAAATTGTCAAGTGATTGTTGTGATTCTTTGTTCAAATCACCTGTTGATTTTGTTACTTTGTCAAGTGATTGTTTTGCTTTTCCATCATTGACAACAATGTCAATATTTAGTGTTTGCTTTTCTGCCATCTTTTTGGTTTTTTGTAGAATTCACCAAGAACAATCTTGTTGTGTTCTGTTTTTAACTTCATTTGTGTCATCATTGCAAGTGAAGATTTCATGACCTTCATCATTGACTGCATTGATTTTCCTATAATTTCAAATTCATTCATATTTTTTATATTGATATTTGTGTGATGTATAGTGTTGCAATCCAATCAATGGTTGCACTTCTTTCACCTTTTACTTCAACAATCACTTCATTGGTTGAAACATTTGCTTTGATTTCAATGTCCCATCCTGCAGTGTGATTTTTTTGTTGTGACACAACATTCTGTCTGTCATTAATTCTTAAACCATTGTTCATTTCTGAAAATGATGCATCAATTGTTTCCCTTAAAATGTGACCGAAATATGAACCTGCATCTTTTCTGACACCAATGACATCTGCACGAATTCCAAGAACTGTTTTTGTTCCTGAAAAGAACTGTGAATTTGCAATTCCATTCATGAAAATTGGTGTTCTGACATCATCAGTTGTTTGTCCCTTATACAAAACAGTTGTGACCTGTGATTGTGATTTGATTGTTTCTGAACCAACAGAAAGAACCATTGAATTTGGTGCTTGTGCAAATCCATTTTCACCAACAATGACTGAATTTTTGATGTTCCTGGAAATTGATGTTCCTGTGATATAGTCATCAACCTTGTTGTTCTTTCCAACCACAAGTGTGTTTTCTATTGAATCACCAAGTTTGTTCAATTCTCCAATAATTGCAAGATTTTTTGTGTTTGATTGTGCAACATTTTTGTTTCCTACAATCAAAGAATTTTGTGTTCCATGTCCAAAACCATTTGTCTTTTTGTGACCAATTACAACAGAATGACCACCATTCCAATGCCAATTGTGATTGATTCCATTTCCATGGTTTCCATGACCATGACCATGACTGTGTGAAATTTCTTTCCAAGAACACCAAGGATGACTGTCACCCATCCAATTCAAACCTGCTTGTTCACAACATGCTTCATTTGGAAGTGCTGCATTTCCACTTGCATCAACAAAGAAAACAGTTCCATCAAGACCATAAGCATTGACAGACAAATCACATTCACCTTTTCCTGATTCAAAAGAACTGTTGTTTCCAAGTTTTATCAATTCAAGTGTTGACAATTCACCTTTTGTTGTGTTATATTCAATTGAATTTACTCTGTAAAGTTGATTTTCAATGAATATTGTTTCATTGAAATTGAATTCATGCATGTCAGTTGGTGTCAAGTCTGCTTTGACTTCAAGAATTCTTGATTCTTTTTCAGTCAATTGTCTGACAATATCTTGATGATACTGAAAGAACAGTGTTTTGTATGGCAACACTTGACCTTGTCCATATTCAATGCTCTGACCATAGTCAACCTGAACACTGTTTGAACTGTTGAAAAATTCATTGTATGATTGAATCATTCCAACAGTTGTGTTGTTGAAAGAACCACCATTTTCAAGTTCTGATGTGTAGTTTGGAATGTTTTGAATTCCATTGAAATATAAAATTCTTGGTTTGTTTGAGATATTCACATATTCACCATCCTTTTCACCAAAGATTTGTGGAATCACCATTCCATTTGAATATGCCATGTAAGTTGGTGCAAAAAGAACATTTTCATGAACTTCAATTTCTTCTGAAATCACATCAAAATTGTGGATCTTTATGTGTTCACCATATTCTCTGACATTGTTTTCTTTGTAGTTGACAAGATTGAAATCCTTGTCATCATGCTGCATCTTGAATCTGTATTGTTTTGCAACTTCATGTGGTGTCAATTTGATTTCAGACATGTCAATCTTTTCTGTCCAATCCTTTGTTCCACCACTTCCATAATAATCAACTGCAGGTTCAATCAACAAATGTGTTGAATTTGTCTTGTCAGGTATCATCACAAAATTGAACATTTGTGTCAAAGCTTTGATGAAATCAAATTGTTTGATTTTCATCCTGTCTTCATGTGTTGCAGGATTGTACACTGTGCCACCTTCCACTTCAAACCTTGCCCTGAACCAACCAATGTGCAGAATGTTGTTGTTTGCATTTGCCCTTCTGATTTTGATGACTATTGTTTCACCTGCATTCAATGTGAATGTTGCAGAACCTTGAAGTTTTAGGTAGTCATAGAATGTTGTCTGTGTTCCATCTGCTTGTTGCAAAAATCCGACTGCATTTCCTGAATATTGATTTGCACCTGAAAAGAAAAACACTTGTGTTGGTGTTGAACCTGCAACAGTTGAATTTGTTTCAATCATCACTTCAACATCAGGTTCTAACAATGTTCCCAAATCATTCCTTTCAATGAATGAACTGAAACTGACATTCACAGACTGATTGTCTGCAGTTGCAGTGTAAGTGTCAGAAGTTAAGTTGAAGAAGTCAGAAGAAAAACCATCCACACCTTGTGTTTGTTCAATTTCAGTGAATGGAACTGTCAAGAAATATGAAGGAATGCTTGTTCCTGAAAATAGGTTTGCAATGTCTGTGTCAACATGGAATTTTCCAGTGTCATTTTCACCACCACCAAACATCAAAAATGTGTCACCAAAATTCCAATCCATGTGCAACTTTGTGAATTCATTAGTTTGAATGAATGTTGATTCATAAGTGAAACCTGATTCTTCAAATATCTTGTCCCAAATCCATTTGATGTTTATCCAAGGTCTGAATGCATCTGAAAAATTGTTCAAATGGATGTTGTTCCATTGACCATCAAAACCACCAATCCAATTCACCATTGGATAAATTATTGCACCTTCAATTGGTTGTGTCCATGATGCTTCAATGATTGGTTTTGTGTATGGATGTGACAATTCAGAAAAACCAATGTCAAGAAATGTTTTTCCTTCAAGATTTGTTTTCAAATCTGCAAGTTGTTCAAAAAGTGTCACATTGTAAATTGAAGAAGTGTCTTTTTTTAGAACATCATCAATTTTCAAGAAACCATTGAACACTTCAACACCTTCAGCAATCAGAATTGCTTGTGCTTTTTCATAAGGATTCCAATTTCCTGCATCGTCCAATGAATAGAAATGTTTGAAGAAATCATTGTTTGATTTTGATGATGGCAAAGAAAAGCTTTTTGAATAACCTGAATTTTTTGAAGAAATGTCTTTGATGTCATCAATTTCTTTTGTCAAAACAATTTCTTCATCATCAAAAAGGTCAATTTCATATTGTTTCAATTCAATCAATTCAATACTGTCAACATATATTTGCTGAACTGACAATGCACCCATTTCAAGAATCAATGCACTTGATGGTTGTGTTGCAATAAAGTTGACAATGTTTTCACCAATTGAAGGAACAATTTGAACTGTTTGATTGTTCAATCCAATTGTGAATGTTGCAGGATTCACATTCAATGGTGTGATATTTGAAACCATGAATTTGACTTGATACAATTTTCCAACTTCAGTTGCAACAGTTTGATAGATTTTGGAAGTTTCAAGTGCTGCACCTGTGAATCTGACTGTTGGTGCAGTGACACCTGTGATTGGATTGATGATGTTTGAAAGTGCAGGACTTGTGACAGATGCATCTGAAACATCCCTTGTCCATGTTGTCAACCAATATGCAGGTGCAACCAATGGAACACCACTATTTTCAAAAAAACTGTCTTTGGCAACATTGGATGATGATTCTTGTTGGTATGCAATTAATCTGTTCATTCTTATCCGTTTTGAATTCTGTGTTTGTGACTGAATGTGACATCCAATTCATATTGGAAAACCTTGTCATTCTTTTGATTGTATTCAATGAAATTTGTTGATTGTACATTGACAGGAAAAACATCTTCACCTTCCAACATCCACACCATTGGTGACATGAAACATTCACGCATCATTTCAACTTCACCATCAACCAACCAATCTGTCTGCAGATTCAATTTCTGAACTGCATCAACATTCAAGTCTTTGACACCATGGTCACCTTGTTCAAATGTGTAGTTCAAATTTTGCCAAGTTCCAACAGTCTTCATGAATGTTTGTCTGTCAAAATCAAATGATTTTTCATTCTTCATTGTGAAATTGTAGTAATCAAAACCACCAAGTGAATTCAACCAACCAAGTCTGAAGGTGTTGAATCTTTCTGTGTCTTCATCACAATTGTCAATTTCAAATGTGTATGTTTTTGACCTTCCTGCACCACCCTGAACAACTTGCACTGTATAGTAAGAAGTTGCTGCAGGAATTGGATTCAGACTGTGATTGGTGAAGTTTTTTGTTCCACAACCCAAAAACAAAAGATTTTCAACACCATTGTTTGATGTTGTTGAGTATGGTGAACCACCAAAATTGTCAGTGTTCAAAATCTGATTGTACAACAATTGATTTCCACCTGAATCAAAGAATTTGAAATTCACTCTGTCTGTCAATGATGTGACACTTGCACGATTTGTTCCATTGAACATTGCAATTGTGTGATAGTCACCAAGTCTGATTTTTCTTTTGATTGTTGAATCTAAAGTTGAAAGAAGATTTTTGTTTCCTGCAGTCAAATAGTATGATTCAAGTGTGTCATTGTTTCTTTGTAGGTCTTTGAATTGCCAAAGTGCAGAATTGAAAACTTGCAATTCCAACCCTTCTTTTGCAGGTTCGCCTGGGGTATTTTTTGCAGCACCGATTCCTGTGTATGTGATAGGAGGAAATCCAACTGCAGTTGAAAATGATTCACCAAACTTCAATTGAATGTCAATCATTGTGTTGTCATTTCTTGACCACTTGTCAATTTGATGAATTGAATGTTGAACAGTAACAGATGAAACATTTGCTTTTTTTGATGAACCTGATTGATTCACACCATTCCTGTATCCACTGACTTGTGCTTTGCAATAGTCTTGAATGATTTGTTGAACATCAATGATTCCACGACCTGATGTGTTCTGTGAAAAATTCAATCTGACCTTGAAATCACCTTTGATGTAAACATCTGCAACATATTTGAAATTTATTTCTGCAGCATTGTCTGAACTTAACACATAAACACATGGTGTGAACACAGGTGCAACCCTATTGAATAGATTCAACATGTTGTTTGTGTATGGATTCCTTTGAATTGATATTGCCATTTTTTTATTTTTTTGATTTTGTTTTGTTCATTTGTTCCAAGAAATCAATTGCATCTTCCATGAATGCTTTTCCAATTTTCTTTGTCAAGCCACTTTTGGCAACTTCTAATGGATTAGAAAAGAAGAATGATGGCTTTACACCATACAGATAAATAGACCTTTGAATCAAAAAACGCAATGACTTCCTTGAAACAAATCTTCCTTTTTCATCACGAATTCCTGCAAGACCTTTTTTAACAATCCATTTGTCAAGTGATGCAGTGAATGATTTCCAAGAACCACTTGCAGAACCACTTCCAAATCTATATGGTGAATTTGGTGCTTTTGCAGAACTGAATTTTCCTTGCATTCCTTGGTCAACAAATCTTGCATAATTAGAGCCAATAAACTCAAGCGACAGACCACCATTTTGATTTTTGGTGATAGTGTACCCAAGTGACTGTGAAAGTTCACCTGAAGTGTTCTTTCCTTGTCTTGCCAATTCGCTTTGTGCATCTTTCACCACTTTTTTTGCGAATAAATTCAAAACCTTTTCTGTCCTAATTAATGCCTTCACTATATATAATTATTTTTTACCATTCTTTTCATTCTTGTATGTGTCAAATTGATGTCAAATTGATGTCAAATTGATGTCAAGTGTTTTGCTTAAATCATTGACAATCAATTAATAAATCAATCAATTGGAACAACACAAGCATTTGCACTATAATCAACTGTGATTGAAAAATCACCAACCCATCCTGAAACCCTTGTGTCAAATCTTTCTGTGAATGGATTGCAAGAAACATTTTCACTGATTCTGTAATCTTGTGAATCAATTGTGAATGATGGTGATGCACTTGTCACACCATTTTTCCACACTGCAACAAAGTCTTGAATGTATTGCAAACAATCTGACAACACTTCAATTTCATTTGATTCATCAGGTTCAACCAAATCCATTGCAATCAACTTGAATGTATAGGTCAATTCATGTTGTGAAATTGATGCCTGTTCTGTGATTAGATGGACTTGTGGAAAGACCACAGTGTTTGCATCCACTTCAAAAATATCACCGATTGTGAATGTCTTGACTTGTTGATGATTTTCTGCAATCTGTTTCCAAACTGCAAGGATTTGATTGTATGTGATTACACTTGTTGCCATTTCTATTGTTTTATTGTTTCAATATCTTTTTGAAATGAAAGCCATGTCAAACATTCTGTCAATGGTCTTTCAATTACATTTTCCAATTTTAAAAATTCACCATCTGTCAATTTGTAAAGGATTGCGTACCAACCCCACTTTTGTCCAAAACTTTCTTCATCTGTTTTGATTCCTTTTTCTTGTTTTGTTTCTTCAAATAATGGATTGAAGTCAGTGTATATTCTTGACCTAAATTCAAAAAAAAACACAGACATCCATAAATTGAATCAATTGACATTTTGTTTTTGAACAATTCTGTTCTTTCATCACATTTGTCAAAGTCATATTTTTCAACTCTGAATGATTTCTTGTCCTTGTCAACGATAGGTCTGTAAAGGATTGACATCACTTTGTCAAGGTTCTTGAAACCATCTTGAAGGTATGTGTCCAAATCACCAAATTCACCAATGGTGATGTCTGAAAGCTTTGAATTGAATCCATATTCAACACCATCAATTTCAACAATCAAATTCAAATGTTCTGATGGTTTAGATTGTGCAAGTTCCATTAAATGCTTAAACACTTCTTCAACATCTGACTTCTTCAAATCCACAATCTTTTGTGATGGAATTTCAATCAATGATTCAATCAAATGAAACATCAATTGTTGTTCAGTCATTTCATCCATTTCAACTGACATCAGTTTCTGATATTGTGCCAATGACACTTGTTTCCAGGTTTCAGGAATTGTGTAATTGAACACCTTGTCATTGTCTGTGATTGTGATTGTCTTCATTTCTTTTTTTTAAATATAAAAAATCAATTTTTAGTTTGTTCCTATTGAACAAAGTATTTTCCAACATTTGGATTCAATTCAAAAAACATTCGCATCATCAAACAATCTGCAAAGTCAGGTGACCTTCCAATCAAATCCTTCATTTGGTCTTTTGGAATGATTTGCATCTTTCCATCTTTGTCAATATCCTTTCTTTTAATCACTGACAATTCATCAACAATCAATTGTTGAATTCTTGAATCAGGACAATTCACAGACAATTCACCTGCATTGATTAAGTCTGCAAGTTTGAAGAAACATTGTGACTTGATGTTGTTGAAGTTTTGGTTCATCAATGGTCTTGCATTATTAACAAAGGATTTTGTTCCTTTCAAAAGGTCTGAAACACCACCACCAACACCATCTGAATCAATCACAACATTGGAACTTCTGACACTGAATTCATTCATCAAATCCTGAACCAATTGTGCAACCTCAACAACTGATGACTTTTCAAGAACAACAATCTTCTTGACTGATAGTTCTTTCCATAGCATCACCACAGTTTTATCTGCACCATATCTTGCAACATCACAACTGATGAACATTTCACCACTTGACTTTTCTGTGAAATTGAACATGTGTGAAATTGAATTGAATTCAATCAATGAATCTTTGGTTTCATCAAATTCCCAATCACCAAACAACAACCTTTGTTTTGACACTATGTCCAACTTGTTCAATTGGTCTTTGTAATGTCTTGACACAAATGGATTGTCATCAACCAATGTCTGAATGAACTTCCTGTGATTTGGAAGATTGTCATCTTTCCATGGTCTGTAAAAATCAGAATATACCCAATTCTTTGCAGGATTGCATGTCATCAATATTTTTGGAACAAGATTGAATTGGTCAAGTTTGTATCTAATCCTTGATGCAAGAACCTGCACACCTTTCTGCACTATCATGTTGCATTCATCAACACAAGCAAATGTGATTTCAAGTGAACCAAGTGAATCAAAATTCCTGTCTGATGGATAAAGAAACAAATCTTTCAAAATGATTTCTGATCCATTGTAAAATGAAATGATGTTTGATTGTCCGTTGAATGTGTAGTGTTCACCACTAACCAAACCCCATTGACCACAGACATCAAAAAATGTGTTCAATGTTGTCTTCTTCAAAGTATCGAGTTTGCTGCGACCAATCAAACCTCTGATACCTTCATACTTCAAACACATAGTGATTGCATACGCACAAAGGATGAATGATTTTCCACCACCTGCACCACCACCAAACAAGACTTCAGTTGTCTTGTCATCATTCAACAAATGCCACATGCATTCATTCTGTTGTTTTGTCAACTGTGGTTTCATTCAG